CAATCTCAAGGCCGGCCAAAACTACTTTGATTTGGGGGACCTAAACCTATGATTTCTGTGATCGGAATTGGCAATGCTGCGTCTGCAATCGCAAGTAAGTTTGCAGATCTGCCGCAATACGAGGTATATACCATGAACAGCAAGGTCGAGAAGAACTCAAAGACGCAGTTTAAGTTAAATACGTACGATACCCCCGAAGAATACGAAAAGAACGCCCCCCGAGTTAAAAAGTTTTTAAAGAATCTAAAAGACCACGTGCAGGTTTTTGTAGTGGGCTCCTCACTGAGTTCAATTTATACACTTGGGGTATTAGAGCAGATCAGAGAGAAACAACTGGATGTTTTCTACATCAAGCCGGATATCGAACTGCTCACAGGCGTACCAAGATTAGTGGAGAACACGACTTTCGGAGTGCTGCAGGAATATGCACGATCAGGCCTTTTTAAAAACCTAACTATTTTTTCCAACGAGAATATTGAGAGAGTCCACAGCGAGATCAATCTAAAAGAGTACTACAATATTCTTAATGAGACCGTCTATTCTTGTGTGCATTACTTAAATTATTTTGCACATACCGAGCCACACATTGGAAATGTGTCAAAGCCAAGCAATATCAACAAGATAAGAGCAGTGTCCCTTTTGGACATGAAAAGACTTGAAGAAAAGTGGCTATTTGACCTTGACACCGAGCGCGAATTATGTTATTATATGTGTATAAACGAAAAGCGGTTGGAGAGTGAGACAGGGTTGCATAAGCGTTTGGTAGACATCCTAAAAACAAAACCCAGGAATGCCTATCGTAAAATTTCTTACGCGATTTACGAAACAAATTTACCAGATTTTGGGTTCTGCGTTGCCCACACTAACGCAATACAACAACAAAAAACTCTTGACAAGTTCGATCAAGAGTAATACATTAGATGCTGAGGAAAGCTCAGTATACTTTAACAAAACAACAAGGAGAAAAAGTAATGTCTATTAATATGGAACTAATGAGAAAGAAGTTGGCTTCACTACGCGGTGAAGGTGGCGATAACAGGGACTCAGTCTGGTTTAAGCCCGACGAAGGTGACCAAGATATTCGGATTGTACCGACATCAGATGGTGATCCCCTAAAGGAGATGTATTTCCACTACAATGTTGGAGAACATCGGGGCGGTATTCTTTGCCCTAAGCGTAACTACGGAGAGTCATGTCCAATTTGTGAATTTGCCTCCTCTGTATGGCGAGAAGGTGTGGACAACAACGATGAAGAGAGCAAGAAGCTCGCTAAGTCTCTGTTCGTACGTGCTCGTTACTTCTCACCAGTGGTCCTCCGCGGCCGAGAAGAAGAAGGAATCAAGGTGTATGGATATGGAAAGAAGGCATATGAACTTCTTCTTGGTTACATTCTTGATCCAGAATACGGTGATGTCACGGATGCCAACGAAGGCACGGATATCACACTAACATATACCAAGCCCACCACCCCGGGCGCATATCCTCAAACTAATATGAAGATGAGGCGTAATACTTCCCCTCTTCTGGCAGATACAGAAGCGATCCCTGCCCTCCTCGATCGCATGCCAGATTTTGCTTCTCTCTTTGAGCGTCACACCTCAGAGCAGATTGACAGTATTCTTGATGAGCAATTGTGCGGCAATAAGTCCGCAGAAGCCCGCTCTAGTGAGACTACTTCGTATAGCAAGCCAACGAGTGATGTAGATAAAGCCTTTAACGAACTGATGAACGGAAAGTGAACCATATAGTTTGAGAAACACCGCTGGCAGAGCGGGTGCCGCAAATACTCTGCCCTATTTTTTAACATAAAGGAGAAAATAATGTTAGAATCACTAAAGTCCCTATGGGCCAAATGGAAGGTCCAAGTAAGTGTGGCCGGAGGCGTCCTTCTGGTCGCAACAGCATACGGGACGTGTTCGGTTGATCCGGGAGCGGTGTCGACAAACACCAACACTGAAACAACTGAAACAACCGCTAGTGAGACTGTAGAAGTCTCTGCCACAACGAGTGGCACAACAACTGGTACGGATGGTGGAACAACCACCGAAACTACCACTGATGGTGGAACAACTGACACCACCACAACTACAACAGAGTAGTAAAAACAGCCGCTGGCAGACCGGTTAAAAGTCTGCCGCTATTTTAGGGAGGGGGTATGAAGCCACTATTCATGTGGGCCGGCGGTAAAACACGGCTTATCAAAAAATATAAAGAAATCCTCCCAGACTCATTCGATCACTACATGGAGCCATTCTTGGGCGCCGGCGCCATGTTTATATGGGCATATACCCAGAACCCCAATGCAACCTTCGTTCTGAACGACGCCAATGAATCTATTATGGCCATTTATACTGCCGTGAAGGACGACTGCAGCGCTTTCATGGCGCGACTGGATATGCTCTCGGCACAGTATCTTCCCCTTGAGAAAGCAGACCGGAAGCTCTTTTACTATAGCTTGAGAAGAGAACATGCTTTTGATTATAAAAAGTGGTCTCGGACGGAAGAAGCGGCAACCCTTTACTTTCTCATGAAGACGGGGTTTAATGGAATCTGGCAGGTTAACAAAAACACTGACGGTCGCTTTGGCACGCCGTCCGGTCTACTAAACCAGAAAGACAAGGTATATGATAAGGACAATGTCTTAGAGTGGGAGATGGCCCTTCAACGCTGCACCCTCATGACTGGAGATTTTCGCGAGACCTTAAGCGCCGCAACACCTAACTCATATGTGTTTCTGGATCCTCCGTATCGAGGATCGTTCACACAGTATGGTGTTGATTTTGATGACGATTTACAAGAGTCAGTAATTAAGTTTTTAAACGACTTGACAGCGAAGGATGCATACGTTATGATGTCTAATAGAGACATTGGAGATAACTTCTTTGAGTCTCGACAGGGCAATAATAAAATCATCTATTTTAATGTTACATACACGGCAGGTCGTAGAAAGAAAAATGCCGATGGAACACATAGCGCCAAAAAGGCTAGAGAAATTCTAATGATAGGAGGAAAGAATGGCTAGAAAAACAAAAGAAGCGAAAGCAGGAAGAGTATCGTTGCAAGACTTAATGGGCCTTGTTAACAAAAAGGCCGGCAGAAATGTCGCCCATGATCTTACGGGTGAAAACCCAACCGAGGTGAAAGAGTGGATTTCAACAGGATCCCGATGGCTTGATTCTATTATCTGCAAGGGGCAGGTCGCCGGCATTCCGGTTGGCAAGATAACAGAACTTGCCGGCCTTGAAAGCACTGGTAAGTCTTATATGGCAGCGCAAGTGGCTGCAAACGCCCAGAAGACAGGCAAGATGGTCGTTTACTTCGATTCGGAGTCTGCCATCGACCCAAGTTTCTTGGTGCGCGCAGGGTGCGACCTAGAGCGACTAATGTATGTTCAGGCGTCCTCTGTGGAGTTTGTACTGGAGACGGTGGAAGAACTGCTGGGGGCAACCGATGAGCAAATATTGTTTATCTGGGACTCACTGGCACTGACGCCCTCTATCTCTGATGTTGAGGGAGACTTTAATCCCCAATCATCGATGGCAGTGAAGGCACGCATCTTGGCCAAGGGAATGTCAAAGCTGATTATACCTATCGCAGATAAACAGGCCACATTCTTGGTGTTGAACCAGCTTAAGACTAACATCCCGAGCGGCCCAAACGCACGTATTGTGGCAATGACAACACCCTACATGACACCAGGCGGCAAAGCAATGCATTATTCATATTCGCTGCGTATCTGGCTGACCGGTCGCAAAGCAAAGTCTGCATTCATTGAAGACGAAAAGGGTTTCCGAATTGGTTCAGAGGTTAAAGTAAAGCTAGAGAAGTCAAGATTCGGTACACAAGGCAGAAACTGTGCCTTCCGTATCCTTTGGGGCACAGAAGACATCGGCATCCGCGACGAAGAAAGTTGGTTTGATGCCGTAAAGAGTTCAGAGTGCCTAACCTCTGCGGGTGCATGGTATACGCTTAAGATGCCGGACGGATATGAAAAGAAATTCCAACCTTCCAAGTGGACCGATATCATCCAAAGTGATGAAGAGTTTAAGAATAATATCATTAAGCTGATGGACGAAGAGGTTGTTCAGAAGTTTGATCGTCGAGAAGGCTCAGCAGAGCAATTCTACGCGGACCCCCAATAAGAGAGTAAGTTATGTCTGACAAGAAACGAGTATTAATTATAGATTCCCTAAACCTTTATTTGCGTGCGTACATTATGGATCCAAGTCTTACGATGGGTGGAGCGCCCTGCGGCGGCATTAAAGGCTCCCTAAAGATCCTCCAGAAGCTGGTGCGAGATTCCAAGCCCAACGAAATCATCTTCGTGTGGGATGGCCCCAACGGCTCACAAAAGCGCAAGGCACTCAACAAGAATTATAAAGAGGGCCGCAAGCCTATTCGACTAAACCGAAGCGTGATGAATCTCACCGACGAAGAGGAAATGCATAACAAGGTCTGGCAGCAAATGCGTCTTATGGAATACTTCAATGAGATGCCTATTGTACAGATTATGATTCCGGAAGTTGAAGCAGACGACGTAATCTCTCATATCACAAGACTGTCTTATTACAAGGGTTGGCAAAAGGTTATCGTCTCTAACGACAAGGACTTTTATCAATTGTGTGATGACGAGACGGTCGTTTTCCGGCCCGTCAGCAAGACGGTGTATAATAAGACACGGATCGTAGAAGAGCTTGGTGTACATCCCAGAAATATGGCCCTTGCGAGGGCCCTCATCGGTGATTCATCTGATAACCTTCCGGGTATCCCATCTGTTGGATTCAAGACAGTCGCGAATCGTCTAGGCTTCCTTGCAGCAGACAAAGATTACACTATTGATGATGTTCTTTCGTTCTGCGAGAAGACCGAGAAGAAGCTTAAATTTCACAATAACATCATCGAGGGCAAAGGGGTGATCGAACACAACTATAAAATGATGCAATTATATTCGCCCATGCTCTCCCCGCAGTCAAAAGACTTTGTAAGAAACGCCATTGAGAACTTTGAGTGCAATTTCAATAAGATAGAAATTATGAAGAAAATGCGTGATGATGGGTTTGGAGAATTAAACTGGAAAGATTTGGAACTACACCTGAATAAAATCAATTCAGAATGTTAAATAACTTGACTTCCGCGACGGAAGCGTTATAATTACAAACACTAAAGGAGGTGTTATTTGTCGGCAATAACGGCAGCTAATTTTGGAAAATATGGTAAGACATTCCAAGAAGGATTAGTACAATTAATATACCAAGATAGGCCGTTTGCAGATCAGATAACGGAAGTGCTGGACTTAAACTTTCTTGAGTTAGAATACTTGCGCGTCTTCACAGACAAGATCACATCTTACAGGGATAAGTATGCGAAACACCCCTCAGCGGATGCAATAGCAACCATACTTAGAACAGAACTAGACGGCGAAGAGCAAGTAACCCAACAACAAGTAAAAGAGTACTTCACTAAAATCTCTACGACCGAACTTGACGAAGTTGAGTATATAAAAGAACAATCCCTTGATTTTTGTCGTAAACAGAACCTTAAGGAGGCAATGCTGCAGTCGGTTGATCTACTGCAGTCATGCTCCTTTGATGAAATTTCTAAGATAATTAATGATTCGCTAAAACTTGGATCTGAAACCAATTTTGGTCATGACTATCTTGCTGACTTTGAAGCGCGCTACCAGCCTAGGCACAGGCAGCCCGTTACGACCGGCTGGAAGGACATTGATGCCATTGTGGGTGGCGGCCTAGGCAAGAGTGAACTGGGCGTAGTTATCGCCCCTACGGGCGCTGGAAAGTCAATGGTGCTTGTTCACCTCGGTTCCCAAGCCATCCTTGAGGGTAAGACGGTTGTGCACTATACTCTAGAGCTTCAGGACACCGTCATTGCAAATCGCTACGATAGTTGTATCACGGGATATCCTTTGAGCGATCTGATGAGCTTCAAAAGCGAGATTTATGACGATATTAAGGATCTGGAAGGTTCTCTCATCGTCAAGGAATACCCCACTAAGTCTGCGTCAGTGGCCACTATCAAGGCTCACTTGAACAAGTTAAAGAAGCGCGGGATTGATCCTGGATTAATCATCGTTGATTACGCTGATCTGCTTAAGCCAATTGTTGTCCGAAAAGAGAAACGCGCCGAACTAGAATCTATTTATGAAGACTTGCGCGGTATGTCCACAGAATTTTCGTGCCCAATCTGGACAGCATCGCAAACAAATCGGTCAGGTCTAAACGCAGAGGTAATTACGATGGAACAGATATCAGAGGCCTTCAATAAGTGCTTCGTGGCTGACTTCATTATGTCAGTCTCCAGAACGATTGAAGACAAACAAAATAATACGGGCAAAATATTTATTGCAAAAAATAGAAACGGACCCGATGGGATCATATATGATATATTTATGGACACCTCTTGTGTTAAAATAAAAACAATGCCGAAAGCCAATACCATAAACCCCTCAGGCCCACAAAACATGATCCCGGCCAACCCCCTCCCTCTGGGCACCAGAGAACAGAAGGAATTGCTACAAAACAAATACGACAAGTTCAGAAAACATAACAAAAAAAGGAAATAATAATGAGAAGAACAGTAGAAAACATTCGCAGATTTAGATTATCAGATTCGTTCATCGAACCATATGTTAACGCCGAGGTGCCCTGGGGTCCCTTGGGTTACATTACTTTCAAAAGAACATATGCCCGTCGACTAAGCGAAACAGAACCCGGCGCAACAGGCACCGAAGAGTGGTTTCAGACATGCCGCCGCGTAATCGAAGGTATGTTCGATATTCAGAAAGAGCACGTTGTAAGACTGGGTCTAGAGTGGAACGATAATAAGGCTCAAAAGACTGCAAAAGACGCGTATGATCGCCTGTTCAATCTAAAGTGGACCCCGCCTGGCCGCGGCCTTTGGATGATGGGCACTAAGTTTGTCGAGGAGAGAACTGGAGCCGCCCTGTTTAACTGTGCTTTCCGTTCTACCAGGGATATAGACAAGAAGGGTGGCTACATTTTCGCCTGGATCATGGATGCCCTTATGGTTGGCGTGGGTGTGGGCTTCGACACGAAGGGCGCCGGCACGCTAACAATTAAAGAACCTCAGTTCACCAATGATACGCTTGTTATTGATGACTCGCGCGAGGGATGGGTCAACTCCGTTCACATTCTTTTAGATGGTTTTCTATTCGGGACTAATGTGCCGAAATTTGACTATAGTGCACTGCGCCCAGAAGGTGCTATCATCCATGGTTTTGGCGGTACTTCGTCAGGCGCCGGCCCACTCATAGAGCTACATGATAACCTGAAAGAGTTGTTTTCCTCCAAGGTAGGAGAACTAATCACATCGGTTGACATTGTAGACATAGAAAATCTAATTGGTCGCTGTGTTGTATCTGGCAATGTTCGCCGGTCGGCGGCCCTTGCGCTTGGTGAGCACGATGACTTCCGCTACCTGGAGATGAAGAATGATCAGGAGAAGCTGTATCATCACCGATGGGGCTCCAACAACTCGTACGCTGCGCATGTAGGCATGGAGTATGGGTGGCATGCAAATCAAACCCAAGAGAATGGAGAGCCAGGAACTATTTGGCTGGAGAATGCACGCGCATACGGTAGGTTCAAGGATGGCGTTAACTATGACGATGCAGAAGTCGTGGGATTCAATCCTTGCGTTGAGCAAAGTCTCCATAATGCTGAAATGTGCTGCTTGGTGGAAACTTTCCCGGCGAAGCACGCTGACTACGAAGACTATGTAAAGACACTCAAGTGTGCTTATTTATACGGCAAGACAGTTACCCTTGTCAACACACATTGGCCAGAAACAAATGCAAAAATGCTCAAGAACCGCCGAATCGGACTTTCCCAGTCAGGAATCATCCAGGCGTTTAAGAAGCACGGCCGCAGAAACCTATTAGAGTGGAGCGACCAAGCCTATGTTCATGTTAGGAAACTGGATACCGAGTATTCTAATTGGTTATGTGTTCCCCGATCTATTAAAGTGACGTCCATCAAGCCCTCGGGCACTGTGTCGTTGTTAAATGGCTCAACCCCTGGGATTCATTTCCCTGAGGACGAATATTACATTAGACGCATAAGATTTTCAAAGACATCCTCCATGCTGACAGATCTAGAGAAGGCAGGCTATCATATTGAAGATGATGCATACTCGCCCAACACATCAGTTGTCGAGTTCCCGGTCAAAGAGGAGCACTTTACCAAAGGAAAAAAGGATGTCAGTATGTGGGAACAGCTTGAGATTGCAGCACAGTACCAACACTATTGGGCAGACAATGCGGTCTCTGTTACGATTACTTTCAATGAAAGTGAGTCACAACACATCCAAAGCGCGCTAGAGATGTATGAGACAAGGCTCAAGGCAGTCTCTTTCTTAAAACTCAGTGAAACTGGTTATAAACAGGCGCCCTACGAACCAATTACCAAAGAACAATATGAAGAAATGTCCAACAAAGTGACACCGATCCATAGAATCAAAACAGAAACTGCAGGATCCGGTACAAAATATTGTGATGGAGACCAGTGCGAAATTTAAACGAAGGAGAAGTAAATGTTTAAGCCAGTAAACCGGTACATCTTGATTGAAGTACCCCCGGAAAGAGAGATCGATACTCAATCGCTAATTGTATTGCCCGAGGACTATGAGCCAGAAAAGGAAAACTTTGCTGTTGCTAGTGTTCTTGACTCTGCTGATGATGTGAGATTTGATCTATGTGAGGAATCTAAAATTATAGTTGATCGCTCTATGATCGAGCAAATTAAGATCGATCAAACTAATTACAACATTATTCTAGACAATTACGTAGTTGGGATAGTCGATTAAACACGACCCAAGGGGGGGTCAGCAGCATATGGACAAGAATTTCTACAACGAAGCTTCGTCAAAAAAGCTTGGTTGGGAGCCTTCATGGTTCGGAGAAAAGTATTTCGATGACAAGCTTGTCCGTGCTATCAAAAAATGGCAAAAAGCACAGCTAATAACAGCCGATGGGTTGTGCGGTCCAAGTACTTTCCGAAGGTTGTGGACGACAAGACAAGCCGCCATTGATGAATACAAGCCTCGCGACTGTCATTACTCTAACTACATTATATACAATAGTGAGTTTTTTCCTATTGAGTGGGATAAGTTTGTTCTTTGGTCCGAGAAAGGTGGTTTGGCCGCCAAGCCTGGTCATTACTATGATTACTCTGGACGCCCCAAGCGAAGTGTGAGATACTTTGTAAATCACTGGGATGCTTGCCTCAGTGCCACTTCTTGCCAGCGTGTCCTTGACAGGCGTGGCATTTCAGTACACTTCCTTATTGATAACGACGGAACGATTTACCAAACTCTAGACATGCAACATGCAGCATGGCACGCAGGTTCATCACGAACAAATCGGCCGTCCATTGGGGTAGAAATTAGTAATGCTTATTATCCCAAGTATCAAGATTGGTATAGAAAGAATGGCTTCGGTGAAAGACCTATACTTGAAGACGTGTGGGTTCATGGTAGCAATCTAGCGCCTTTCATGGGATTCTATCCCGCACAAATAGATGCGCTTAAGGCTCTCTGGCGCGCCATCAACGGGGCAACTGGGATTCCTTTTGAGACACCCCTAAATCAGTTTGGAAAAACCTCAAGCAAATATGTTCAAGAGGTAGCATACGGAAACTTTAAAGGTTTCGTTAGTCACTACCACATAAACAAGGGAAAGATCGACTGCGCTGGCTTGGATATCAAGACCCTTCTTGAAGAAACTAAACATGATATTGACATTATAGACTGGCCAAAAAAACAGAAAGAATAGTATTTTAGCATACGCCTATTTACCGTATGGGATTTATAGTATCAATCTTGATATATTGCAATATGATCATCGAGCCAGTCTACGAGCCGCCTCCACCACTTAAGATAAATTCCCCCCACGTTGTAGAGATGTTTGCGATTGGGACACCGCAGCAAAAAGCGGAATGGATTATAAAGCCGACAATAAGGGTCTGCGCTTCCGCCGAGGTTCCATTTTTTAGAGTCCAGCGCGCAATGAGATATTGGGAAAAGAACGGATACATTTTTGATGGGGTGATTCCCGATTCTTCGCCCGCTTGCGCAGAACCTCGTTTCGGCGAAATCATCGTCACTTTACCCGAGAGTGGTTTTTCAGATACACATCTGGCGTCGACGCGTCTTTATGTCAGCAACAAAACAGGCGAAATTTTAAAAGCAAAGATTCATATACTCCCCAAACATGCACGTAAAGAGCGTGTCTTGGAGCATGAAATGGGTCATGCCCTAGGGTGGTCACATTATCGGCAGCGCTATCACATAATGCATCCAACGTGGGCCGGCGGCGGCTATGATTCCTATGGGATACGCAAAAGATAGTTGACACTTTGCGTCAACTGAGTTATAATATATCAAACATAAACTAGGAGAAACATGTTTACAAACTTATTGCTATCGCTGTGCCTTATGGGTACCGCAAACGCCAGCGACTTAAGCGCTAGCGAGACGTCTTATTCAGGCGCATCTATCTTAGAAGGAGACTGGGACGTATCGTTTGAAACCGCTACCGACATCGCTGGCAGTGAGGGCCGATTTCCGTACGCCTTTTTTGAGGGGAATACGCTTTACGTGGGCAACTCGGACGTTTATGATAACACCATTGATGCCATTGTGGAATTTTTCTGGTTTCAATCGTCGATTGATAGGGGTACAGATTTTTATGTTGCCGTCATCAAAACACGGGTTACACCGGGACATGACTGCTACTACGCACCCTGGGATTGGGCAAGAGGAGCGCAGTGTAAGCTATGGGCAGACGAGTGGAGTGATTGGGGTGAACATCCAGTTCTGAGCGTTGAGGCTATGACTGATGTAGCACGCGAACAGGGTGCTTTTCGTTGGGACTGGTCGGTTCCTTTTGAATCATACGGTATGGATGCCTATGGGCAAGTAACATTCCAGAACGCCTATGGTATCGGCTCTGACTCTGAGGGTGCTGTGATGGCACACGGGGAATATAAGATGGAAGAAGAGGGCACTGAAATGCACGCCGCCGGCAACGTTCAAGTGAAGGGTTTTCACTCTTCAGAATATTCAGTTCAGACACAATATGAAGTCACTCTCTATGAGTGGGACGTATTTGTTGATGGGCGCGCCGATCTCATGGCGTGGGATATGTACTTAAACCTTGGCGCGAGAGAAACACAATCAGCTTATCATGAATACTTTTTGAGTGTTCAGGTTGAAGAAGGCATGCCCTTCAGGATCGATGAGTTAAACTTTGTGGGCAACTTTGATACCGGTTGGTATGATCCCTTCCATCACGAACTTGGGGTAACATTGAGTGATCTAGTCATTTCGCAGCCACACTTTATTCCAGCAGATGACGGTGAGGAAGAAGAACCAACTGTTGCCGACACGGGAGATACATCCGATGTAGAAGACACGGGCTTCGATCATGAAGAGGATTTAGATACCGGCGATTCCTTTGAGTTTGCTGAAAATAATACAAGAGGGCCAAGCCCCAAGGAGCCTGCAGGTTGTAACAGCGTATTAGCTAGCCGCGGCAGCTTGTATGTTATCTTTATGGCTGCGCTGGTCGCCGGCTTTAGACGAAAAGAAGATTGATACCTGAACATGATAAGATTGTAATAGGCGGCAACCTATCGGCCCTGCTCTTTGCTTATTTAAATCGGTATCCTGTATTCTTTGCAAAACCGGAGCGACCTTTTCGGTTTGATTACTTTGAACCGACACTTGATCTTCAGTGTGTTGGTATCCCAACTACAACACAAGAACTAAAAACACCATCTGGTCTTAAAAAAATTGGTATACCGAAGTATTTACTTTGGGAGAGGTTAGTTTTTTTACTTTCTTTAGAGGGGCTCTTGCCTTTGTCTGATCTTTGTGATAAGATGAGATATAACGGAGAAAAAATTGTTTGCACAAATGAATATTCCAAAATATATGAATTTAGCTTTAATACTTGTTATTATCTTAGAGACGATAATCTTTCTAACCTAGTAAACCAGCAGCCAGTTAAAGAAAACAGATATCTATGCTATGATTACATAGCGTTTAACCGAGGAGGAAAACTTGAACTTGATTACCTATCAACAAATGATGATTTTGTCAGCGAGATATGGTTCTATTCATCTGACAGAATTGATGGGAATACTGGTGTTAAAGATGCTTGTGTTGTCTCAAGGTTAACAGAGGAACAACTCGTTAGTGCTGATTACATCGAGACAATGGCTAGATTTAAAATGGAAGCAATCTTAAAAGAAATGGGTATCAAGGGGCCCTATAACGGATTGAGTCCTACTGGACGTCCAAAATACTACACATTAAAGACGTCACATATGCGCCGTATCAAGAGGTGCCTTACCCACCCTAGGTGGGAAGCATCCGACAGCATAAGAAAGATACAGAACTCGGAAGAAGAACTAATAAAAAATCTCCAAAAGAGAGACTTAGACAAGTATGATATTTTAAAATGCGATTACACCTTGCGGGCATAGTACCAGTAGCAAACATCAAGACTGATCACGAAAACCCGGTACCAGAAATTCTAGTACCAGTTGACAATGGTTTCTCAGCAATTCAGAAATCGGTGTACGAGTGTGCCATGGCCGGCTGCAGCACAATCTGGATAGTTGCAAATGACGACTTAATCCCTCTTGTGCGAAAAACGATTGGTGAATGGATCTATGATCCTGTTTATTATGCCCGAAAATTTAGTAAATTTTACAAGGAACAACGGAAAGAAGTACCTATTTACTACGTTCCTATACATCCGAAAGATCGCGATCGTCGTGATTCTTACGGCTGGTCTATTATCCACGGGATTCATAGCGCATGGCGAACATCCTACAAGATTTCACAATGGATTGTACCACAGAAATATTATATTTCTTTCCCCATGGGCCTTTTCGATGTTGAACAAGTAAGAGAACACAGGAAATATATAAAAGATAAAGAAAAGAATTTTTTCTTTACGCATAAAAATAAAACAGTGAAAGATGATTTACCTCTTTCTTTCACGATGACAGGAGAAGATTTTAAGTTATGCCGACGACACATCAACAAAAAAACATCACGGGAGTATTTACCCCCTTTACCAGGCCAGCAATACCCCACGCAGAAGATCCCCTTGAGTCAGCGATGGTCAGCCCGACGCTTCCCTCTGAGCGAGATCTTCCAACCTCTGGTGACAGAACAAGAAAAAGCAACAAGGATAGAGGTTGATTGGTTTTACGATGGCTCCGCTTGGGGCCAGTACGTAGACTATTTAGCATCAGATAACATTATAGAAAAGCCCTACAAAGAACTAGTTAGGCCTCACAAACATGAGAAGTTCTCGTATGAGGAATAGTAATTATGAAATGGCTAGTACATCGAATCAAGCATAAGCTTGAGCACTATAAAATTAAGAATATTAAAAAAGATCTCTTGCGTTATGGCACCGCATTTGTTATAATATTTATAGTGTGGGAGATCATAGAGGATGTTCTATTTCCCCTGCTGTTTCTGTGGCTTGGGGCCGAGGTACACCCTTGGTTTTTGACGGGCGCTCCAATTAGTTGGATTTTATGCTTGCATCCTATCGCAGTACCGGTTATATGGACAGTATACATTAAATTATCTGGGAGGGTAAATGACACAGAGAACACAATCGAAGATTAAATTTGTAGGACTGCATGCGCACAGCGTTGCAGGTTCTATTTTTGATGCCATCGGGTATCCAAGCGCGCACATGGATTTCGCTTATAGTAATGGCGCCGACGCCCTGGCCCTCACAGACCACGGCAACATGAACGGTCTTGCAGGCCAAGTTCTGCATGCAAAGAAAATGCAAGAAGAGGGTAAAGAGTTTAAGCCTATCTTTGGTTGCGAAGCATATTTCACCCCGTCGATTGCAGAGTGGCATGATGCATACAACAAGGCGATGGAAGATAAGAAGCGCGCCCGCTCCATTAAGAAGGATGAACAATCTGGCGCCACGGTAGAAGATGAAGGCGACAGCAAGAAGACACAGGGCATCCTAAAGCGCCGCCGTCACCTTGTTCTGTTGGCTCAGAACCAGACAGGGCTTAACAACTTGTTCAAGCTTGTCTCTGAGTCCTACCAGCCAGAAAACTTCTATCGCTACCCGCGTATTGACTACGCTCTCTTGAAGAAGTATAATGAGGGCATTATTGCATCGTCAGCATGCCTAGGCGGTGTTTACGCTGGTAACTACTGGGAACACCGAGAGGAGGGCGCTGAAGCCGTCCTAGAAGCCATGAGAGAGTCTACGCGACAGATGGTGGATATCTTCGGGGATCGCTG